TTAAAAATTCTACTTGAGGAACTGATACAAAGTTTGCACCAGTAATAGTAATTGAAGTTTGAGCATTAGTGATAGTATCTGGTGAGATAGATGAGATAGTAGGTTTAGTTTCTCCTACTGTAACACTTCCACCTAAATTAACTGCTGAACCATTTATAGTAATAGATTGATTAGCTAACTTAGCATTAGTAATTGAAGCATCTGCTAATCTTGCAATATTAATTGTTCCAGTTAAACCAGAAGCATCAAAATCTGCTACTGAAAATGTGCCGAAGCCAACAACATAAAGTTCATCATTAACTGTAGCACCAGAATTTAAAACTATGTTGCTTCCATCTGTTGCTGTGTAATCTGAAGGGTCTAAATGTACGCCATTCAAATATACATCTATAAACCCACTATCGTAATTTAAAGTATTTCCATTATCATCAGCACCAGTAAATGTTGTTTGTGATGCTGTAGCTGTAAATTTATATCTAGCTGAAGTACCATTAATACTTGAACCTGCTAAATCAAATGACGAACCATTCCATATTTTTAATTTTCCTGCTGTAGTATCAAACCACATATCTCCATTATCTAAAGAAGTGGTTGGTGCTGTAGCTGAAATTCTATAAACTTCACCAAAGTTATTTACTGAAGCTAGATTTGTAGCTACTGTATTTACGTTAGCAATATCAGTTCCAACTGCATTAACATTTGATATAGCACCTACAACTGTATTGATATTTGAATTGTTTGTAGCAACTGCTGTTACATCTGCTGAAATTCCTGAAACTGTATTAATGTTAGCTGAATTAGCGTTAACTGCGTTGATGTTGCTTGAGTTACTTGCAACTGAATTTACGTTTGAAATATTTGTTACAACAGAATTAACATTAGCAATATTAGTAGCAACTGTTCCAATATCAGTAGCATCACCTGCTACTGCTGTTACATCTGCTGAAATACCTGCGACTGTAGTTACGTTACCTGAAATTCCTGCAACTGTTGAAACATTAGCATTGTTTCCTGCAACAGTCGTAATGTTTGCATTATTACCTGCTACTGTATTTACGTTTGCTATGTTCGTAGCCACTGTTCCTATATCAGTTCCATCATTAGCAACTGTAGTTACATCTGATGATATTCCTGCAACTGTAGTAACATTAGCTGAAATACCACCTACTGTATTTACATTGGCTATGTCAGTACCAACTGTATTAACATTAGCTATATTATTAGCAACAACTTCTATTTCAGAAGTCGCTTCATTTAAATCATTTGCAACAGTCTCTACTTCAGAGATTGCTTCATTTAAATCATCAGCAACTTTAATTACATCATTGATGTTTGTAGCTACTGTGTTTACTGACGCTATGTTTGTAGCCACTGTACCAATATCTGTAGCATCATTAGCCACAGCCGTAACATCAGAAGCAATATTAGCTACATCTGTTACATCAGTGCTTATACCTGCTACTGTATTAATATTGGGTATATTGTTTGATATAAATTGTTTGTTAACAGCATCAGTATTATCTACTGGGTCTGCAACATTTGTTAATCTTTTATTTTGTACGTCCCATTGAAAGTTTGTATTAGAAACTTTAATAACGTCTCCTGCATCATCAATAGCCTCTTGAGACATAAAGAATGCTTGGTCACTATCTGTATCTAAATCGTTTTCTGTAAGTACAGAACCAGAAGCATAATCTACTAATTTAGTACCTTGTGATGTTCTTCTTCTAATTTCGATTGCTACGTCTTGAGCAGGTGCGGTAGTAAAAGTTAGCGTAGTTCCTGCACTATTTAACGTGTAAGCTGTAGTAACAACCCCTGATAATGTAACTGTAAGGTCACTTGTGGCTCTATAACTAAAAGGTATAGAATATGATGTTGTACTGTTATTACCTGTATAACGTACAAAACTATTTGCCATGCGTGATTTTCCTTATGTTTTTGATTGGGTTTTACTAAAAGTGTAAGTTTAGTTGTTTGCTAGGGTTTCTAGTGTCTTATAGTGTTTTCGATATTTATTGTCTTTGTTTTCATAGATTTCTTTCTGTCTTTCAGCAAACTCAGGAAACTCTGCCATCATTTGTTCTTTAGAATATCTGTCTATCCGTTTTACAAAATCAATAATAATTTGAGCTTGTTCATCTTTACCATTAATAGTACCTGATGGGTGTTGATATAATTCTCCTTTTTTATTTCCTAAATCTGTAACCATTTTTTCAACATATTCAGACAATGTGTAGTGTTTTCCATCATAAGATTTATCATAAATAATGCTTCCGTTTTCATCTACTCTAGTTTCAAATTTAATTTCTAGCATTCTATCGTAAGCGGTTTGATTTTTAGCATTTCTTATATCTTTTAAATTTATTGAACCTGTAAAATCTCCTTTTAATCTAATACTTTGTACTGGGTGTCTGTATTTAAAATCTCTTTCTCTTATAAATTTTGCTGTTTCAGAATTTTTAAAATTACTCATAGCAAAAGGTGAAGACCATAATCCACTTTCACCGCCTAATCCAAATAACCAACCATTCTTTCTATCAATAGGTTCACCAAACATATTACGTTTAGGCATAACTGCGGTTTTGCTATCCATTGGATTTAATGTCAACAATCTATCACTTAAAGTATAAAGCTCTCTTTCCCATTCATCATTAACTCTGTCTAAATATCTTAATCCTCCTGACAATGGAAAAGCCTTATATGCAAATTGAGAAGCTACGTTTGTTGCCATTCGTTCAGGTTTTCTTGAAAACATAATATCATCTGAAGTCATCAGATTAACTAACTCAATAATATTTTTTGTGTAAAATTTAGAAGTGACATTTCTTACTAGAGTAGCTACAGTACCCATAATTAATTCTGTTGCATCTTTTTCTACAACAGGGTCTAAATCGTCAGTTGTACCTAATCTGTTTTTAAATAATGTTATTAAGTCTGCCGCAATAAAGAATGGCATCATAATAGGGTCTAACCTATTTAAAGAGATATATCTTCCATCATTTGTTTTATAAGAATATGGAATTTCACCAGTATTTTGTTCTCTATCTTTTTGTTTTTTCCAATCAACATCTCCACCACCTACAATTTTTCCCGCTAAAGCAAAATTAACAGCAGTTCCCCACAATGCCCAACCCATTTGTATTCTTGCTTTGGCTTCTGCCGCCGCTTCTGGGTTTAGGTATTCTTTTTTTCTAAAAGGATTTAAACCTCTAGCTATTTCACTTCTAAATTTACCATTCTTCAATCCTTTTTCTGCTAACATGTGACCCATCTGAAATTGAAATCTACCTAAAAACGGTAGGTGTTGTGCTGACCATCTTAACAAGTTTGATGGTGTATTAATAAAGTGAAGCCCAAGTAGTCTTAATGCTTTGTGTTTTGTTGCAGTTCTTAAAATAGTTCCAGTAACTTTATCTTCTAGTTTACCTGTGTTTGGATTTATTTGACCTGCTGAAGGTGTGTATGAACCTTCTTGTGCATGGTACAAAGGAGAGTTTAATCTATCATTAACTGTATTTCCTACTTCGATTGCAGAACCATTTTCATTAATAAATTCAGCTTCAATTTCTTTAGCTCTTTTTTTATATTTTTCTGCATAATTAATATCTGTAAAATTCTTTCGATTTAATTGTATATTAGTGTCATTCATTACACTAAACTCTGGGTTTTCTTTTAATATTCTTGAATTTACCAAAGATGTCATTCTAGCTTTAAACATCATAGATTTAAGAAATTCATCTCCTGCTGACAATAATCTCATTGGTGATGATATTACTCTACCTACACCTTTAAAAGATTGTGTAACAGCTTTTCCTATAGCTGTTCCTTCTAATCCTATTACATCAGTAAGAGCTTCTCCCCACGCATCAAATAAATCTTGAAGTTGACCTTGTCTAACATTGCTATCATGTTTCATTTGTCTGCTATCAAGTATTGCTCTACCTTCATAAAAAGATTTCCCTGCTCTTTTTAAAGCATGTCCTAAAAAAGCATATTGATATAAATAAGTTTGTAGAGCTTCTCTCATAATAACTCTTGCTCTGTCTTTATCTGTTAAGGTCATATTAAGACCTCTTAGAAACATGGTGGCAGGTTTCCATTGAGTTTGAACTAGCCCAGACACAATGTTAAGAATGTGTGTATCAGGTGATGATAGAAGGTTGTTGTTTACAAATTCCATACCAAGTTCCCAATTATTTACTTTTCTAACATTTTGCAATGCTCTAATAATTTGGTCTCTGTCAGATAGTTTACCAACTGCGTTCATAAATTCCCATTTTTGTTCTGGTGTTCCTTTTGCTAATTCTAACATTTTAGGATTTTCTGGTTCAGTCATTAATTTAGCGGCTCTTGTTCCATCAGCATCAATGTTTCTTGCATTCATACCTCTTGCAACATTTGTACCCATTACACTATCAATCATTAATTCAGTTGATGTTTCTGCCATCTTCTTGTCAAAATCAGCAATCAACTGTAATTTTTCATCAGGTGTTAAATCAAGTCTGTTGCTTTCTGTTCCTAATGCACCCATGATGTCATATTTTGCTTTTATTTTATCTTTCTGAGCAACCATTGTTGCATATAGATTTACAAAATCTTCACCATACGCAACTCTTTCTGCAAACTCAGTTAATTTTTTAGGGTCAGCTCCATACAATCTCACAGCATCATTAATCATTTGTTCATGTGTAATTGTACCTTTTTTTAATTTATCAGTAGTTTCATCAATCGTAAATTTTATTAAACCTTCATTACTTTGTTTTTGGTCAGAACTTGGTTTTTGAAATTTAGTGGCATTGTTAGATTTTAATGGTGGTTTATCTTTAGGAGTAATTTCACCTCGATTGAGGTCGTTGATATATTCTTTTGTTGTTTTAGGAGTAGGTTTAATTTTTAAAGAAGGTGTATTGTCATCTGGTACAAGTACATCAAACAGTTGTGAACCTGTCATATTACTTCTACCTTTAGCGTCTATTTCCAATAATTTTTTAACACTCTTTCTTCGTAGAGCGTTTTTAGTTAATACAAAACTTCCCGCAGAAAATGCAGAACCAAAAGCTGTACCAAATCCAAAACCTGCGGCTGATGCAATCGCACCTCTACCTACATCATATTTGTCTTGTATACCTGCTTCTATGTTCGTAGTTTGTAATAATGCGTCTTGCCCTCCTGAAATAACGGCATTGATACCACCTTCAATTAATCCACCTTTAATTACAGCTTTACCTAACGCTTGTTTTTGTGCGTATTTAGCTGTTTCTTTTAAAGCTCTTTCATTAAGTTCACCTGCTATTTTATCTTTAATAGTAACTCTTAATGCTTGTTTGTATGCTTGTTTAGCGGCTTGTCCACCTACCCCTAAACCTACAAGGTTTACAGGGTCAGCTATCATAGCTCCACCATTATCTACTAACCATGCACCAAAACTTCTATTTGGGTCATTCCAAAATGATGGTAAATTTTCATAAGTTTGTGATATGTACGCAAATTCTTTTAATCTTTGTTCATCTTCAAAACCTCTAACATCTAATAAGTCAGCACCCATTGAAAAAGAATTGTTAGTCCTCCAAGACCTATCAGTATAAAAATAATCTAACAAATCTGCATGAGACATCTTGTTAAATTTTTTATCATTTTCTCTGTATGAATAATAACTTTTTAAAGTTTTATAAAACTCTTCTGTTTGAATTTGCTCTAACGCATCAGTTTCAGTTCTAGCAACTTCAGGTACAACATAAGTTGAAGTATCTGTAGTATCGTTATTTCTTAATTTTTTAAAATCCATTATTTAGCCATGCCTTCCATTGCATCAATTATTAATTCTCGGTCAATATCTAATTGTTTAGATAAATCATTTATTAATTTTGCACCTTGTTTATCTGGGATAAGGTCAAAAAATTCTTTATTTAAAACGCCTTCAGGAAATATTGATGATAAAGTATTTTGTATAAATGGTATGACTTCTTCTTTATTAAAATCTTCTTGAGAAATACTGTTAAATGGGAAATTATCATTATTAGTTCGGTGCTGTTCTATCTGTGGAACATTAACTTTTTCTCCATTTATCATAATAGATTTGTCATCAAATTTATCTGTTTGTACTTGTATAGTTGATAAAGCTGACACAGCAGTGTCAAATGTTTCATAGAAACCTGTAGCTTGTCTGACTTCTTCACGTTTAGTTTCTTGAATTTCCTCTGCTTCTATCTTTTTCTTTTCTTCTAAGGCTTTAGCATCAGCTATTCTTTGTTGCTCATCAAAAGTAACTAAAGGTTTTTCTGTTTGACCAACTGAATTTTGATATTGTTTTTTAATGTAATTTTCAAGTTTAACCATGAAAGCATCTCTTTCATCATTAGTAGGTTTTCGCCCATTTTGTTTAAAGAAATCACTTTCAAAATCATAAATTTCTCTAATGACATGCCGTCTAACCGAGCTTTCGGCTATAGCTTGTGCTTTCTCTTTATTTTGCATGGTACTATCTGTGTAAGCCCCATCTATAATATCCATTATAGCTTTTGAACCTGAAGAGTATGCTAGATTGTTTATGTGTAAGTTTGCGTTATCATCTTTTTGAGAGTTTTCATAATGGTCTAGCATTGCTCCCATTTTTCTTGGGTCAGTATCTAGTTTATTAAATTCTTCTTTCATTTCTTCTATGTCTGCAAACCCATCAGAATAAATTT